ACATCGGTGTAGTTGTCGGTGCGCACGATCTTCCAGCGGCGCTTGTCTTCGCTGGTGTGCCACGATTCGAGTTTCATCTGCGGGCGACTCCGGTTTGGCGGCCTACATTGCGGACAAATCTGCGGACCGGCCGTGTGCCCGCAGATTAAATGAGCCATGTCACGGATAGCTTCAGCAATTTCAGTCGAACGTCTGGCTCGACTATAGAGACGAGCGGGAAAGGATAGTCAGCGAGAAGGGATATTCAGCGGAGTCGGCTGCGACAGCGACCGCGAAAAGATGGGAGGAGCAGAATAATGATCATGGCGTCGGTTGTTCCACCATTGACCCAGTTGCGCGATCGTGTCGGCGAAGCGGCTACGGCCGCCCAGCGTCCGACGCCAGGAACCCGCACGACGGTGCCCTCGATTTGACCATCAGTGTGTTGCCACGATTTCCATTCCGACCGGCGGACAGACCGGACTGGACCCGTATTCGGGGAGCCAAAGTGCACATTGCTAACAGTTCGAATTGTCCGGAATCACCTCCCACCGACGGGTCATTCCTAACTCGATCCGATAAAGGTCCAGGCAAGATTGGTCAGTGTTGGATCCGGGGTTAACGGAGCTATCACGGTCAATACATCGCCGCTCATGAAGGTGGTCGCCGATGGCATCCCAAACGTCGCCGCCGTTGCCGAGGCTGCAAACACCATAGTTCCGACATTGGTACCGTTCTTCTGGATGTCGTAGGTCGTCGAGGTCGTCGCAGCGACCCCGGCGGTGCCCTGGGAGCCGGAAAGCCCGACCGGGAATATAACCGTTCCCGCGAACACATAGCGCTGCGCGACTTGGTTGGCGGTGGTCGTACCGGTATAGGAGCCCGACACTGTGGTCGACACCGCAGCTTTGCCCGAGCCGGTCGCCGTGTAGGTATAGGCAGTCACCGAGGTAAGGTTCTGCAACGCGCCACTCACGATATTGAACGACAGGAACTTCAGATAAATCGTCTGGCCGATCAGCGTATTGGGGTACGGGAAGCGGCCGATCGACTGATCGATCCGTGCGAATTGCGTCCCGGCCGGATGACTCGCCGCAGTCGTACCGTAGGCACCGCGATAGAGTGTCGTAAGATTATAGTGGTAAGCGCCCGTCAGGCTCGCAGTCTGATAGGCGAAGAGCTCTCCGCCCACATAGCAAAGGGTAACGAGGTTCGCGGCGTCGGTGGCCGAGACCGACAGAAGCTGGCCGCGGCTTTCGCTCAGATCGACCGAGCACGTGTCGGTGGTGTCCAGGTTGCCGGCGCTGTTGCTCATCGTCCCGATCAAGACACCCTGCGTTGCCGAGCCGGAAACCGTGCCCGCAAAAGCATAAGAACTGCCGTCGCTCGAGATCCAGACCTGCGCGCCGCCCCAATTCGGGCCGCCTGACAGTGCGATCCAGATTTCGAGATCGCCCGACAGTAGCGCCGCCGGCGGCTCGAAGATCAGCGGCGGGTTGACATCACCGGGCGCCGAGCTCCAATTCGGCACAAAGCCGCCGACCGCGCTGCCACTCGCCTGCTTCACGGCCGGGCTCGCCGTGCCGCCGCCCACCCCGAGGATTGAGGGCGAGTCGGATGGCGAATAATTGGCCGGCGGGTAGAGCACGGTCGGCGAATAGGCGCCAAAGAAATCCTCGGCGGTAATCGACAGCATCCCTTCGTCGTCTTCCTCGACACCCGTGATCCGCACCGTCAAGGCACTCGCACCCAGCCGTGAATCGGTGATCTGTACCAGATCCATCGGCTCCAGCAGGATGTACTTCCAGCCGAGCTGAAAGGTGTACGTATTGCGGTAGAGGAGCTGGCGTTGCAACATCAGTTGAGCGACCATGCCGCCGACATAGAGCGGGTCTGTGATCAGCCGCGCCTTGGTACTGGTATCGCGCCGCACCCCGTAGAGATCGATCGAACCTTGGTCGGAGGCCTCGGCAATTGCGGTATTGTAGTTGTTCTGTCGATCGAGACACTCGACCTCGATCATGTTGTTGGCGTCGGCCGGGGTCGAGCGCATGATGTGCAGCGGATCGTCGGTGAACCCGCCGGTGATCGGTGTCGCGCCGGAACGCAACGCCGGACCGCCAGCTGTGACACCCAGATTGGTGCCGACACTCGATTCCTGAACGATGTAATCGTCCTCGCCAAGGCTGTAGACGGGCATCGTGTTCGGCGTGAAAATGGCGGTCGTCGTTGCCCCGACGCCGGCCGCGGAGATTCCGGCGCCGCCCGCTTGGCCGATCGTGGTGTTACCCGTCGGCTGCGACTGGATTATCATGACGCCGTCGGCACCGGCGCCCGACGCGAGAATGCCGAACCCGGTGACGTTGGCGTCGCCGTTGACGGCTTGCGCGAGCCCGGCCATCGCCCCCGGCATCTGCAGGTTCGCCAAGCTTGTATACGAGACTGTATAGGGCGAGCCGCCATTGAAGCCGGGATCGATAAATGTCAGGCTGATCGTGTCGCCGCCCGCCTGGGTCGGCGCTCCGCCAAAGCTCACCAGGGTGAAGGCGTTGGTGACCGGATGGTCGCCGTACGGAATGATCTTCAACAGTGCGCCGGACCACACGATCGCGCTGTTGGTCACTTTCGTGATGTCGGCGAGCCATTGCTGCGCCTCCTGCTGCTGGTCGAGCAGCGGCGACAGGAACAGGCCGACTGCTGCGCAATAGCTGGCGTAGGACGAAGCAGCGCCGGATGTCATCGCCGGGTCGAGGTTGGCGGACGGGAAATTTGCCCCATAGCGGGGGTTGGTCAGAAAATCCTTGACGATCTGCGCCGGGTTTGCGTCATAGCCGTTGGGCGAGGCACCCGAGATGCCGGTTCCGACACCAAACACCTCAAGATTGAAATTCGGCAGGGTCGCGGTGTTGCCGAGCTGATAATTCGAGAAGACAATGTTTGCCGTGCCGGAATAACCGATCGTCTTCGCGGGATGGGCGCTTGCCCAATAGGGGTCGATCGTCTGCCCGTCGGAACCGAGATTGATGCTCGAAATGCTCTGAAGACCGGTGACGACGCCGATGTTCTTGTCCCACCAGGCTAGACCGAAACCGGTGATCGGCCCCTGGCATATTCCCATTATGAAAGAGGCCGAATACATGTACTGCTGGCCGCCGCCTTTGCCGCCGCCACCGCCTTTGCCCTTACCTCCGGCTTGCTTGCTGGGCGTCGCGGTAAAATCGTCATAGTCGAGCAGATTGGGGCTGACCTTGGTGGTGCCGTAGATCAGCGGGATGACACCGCCCGCTTGAGAGGTCTGGAACTGCAGAGATCCGACAGCGCGCTGCTGCTTGGCGTTGGAGCTGCCGCCGAGAATTCCGCCCATCAGACAAACGGGTCAAAGAAGCGCACCGGGCGCCCCGCCAGCTGCGGCTGCTTCGCGTCGGCATAGAGCACGCCGGCACTGTGCCAGGCGTGGATCAGGCGAGGCCACTCAATGACGATCGCGCCGTGCGCGAAGCAACGGCCGAATTTGAACAGCGCAACGTCACCCGGCTCCGCCGGCCCCGAAATCTCGCGCGCATACCGCATTATCCCCTCTAGATAGCGCTCGGCATCGCGATGCAGGTGCCAGTCGGGTGGATAAAAGGGGACTTCAATGTGCGGGACGACACCGGCCGCCTCGAAGACCTCGGCGAGCATCATCAGGCAATCAGTGCCGACGCCCTTGACCCGGCCCATATGGTGATAGGGCGTGCCCAACCACCCTTGGGCCTGCTCGACGACCACAAGCCGCCGCGAATCCATCCGAGCAGGAAGGGTCATACGGCGGTCTCCGGGGTCGGGATATAGGGAAAACCGCCAAAGTGGACGGCGTTGTTGAAGACGTTGGTACAGGTCGCAAGCGTGCGATCGCAGCCCGGCAGAAGCTGGAATTGGTCGCCGACGGCGACCGGCGACAGAAAGGCGAGCTTGACCGTTACGGCGCCGCCGCCGACAAAGGTCGATATCGTGCGACTGTAGCCGGCATTGCCTCCGGTGACGGCGACTATCGTCCCTTGTGCGTAGGGCGTGGTCGTCGTTGGCGCCCCCTGGATGACCGTCGTCGTCGATCCACTGGCGGCCGAGAACGTTGCCCCAAGGCTCGACCGGTTGAAAAGGCACAACGCGTCGCCGAAGACATGCGTGCAGCTCGATTGCCACAGTCGCCGTGGCATCTGGATATTGAGCAGTTCTAGGTGCGATCGGCATTTCATGTCGACACCGGTGCGGCTGCAATCGATGTCGGAGATGCGCCCGGAGAACAAGATCACCGTTCCGGCGCTGGTTTCGCCATAACCCCCGCCGGCAGCGCCCATAAAGGCGCGTTCCAGCTGCAACAAGGCGCCGTCGAATTGTCCTTGCCACGCTGCTTCTAGGAACGGCGTCGAGCCGACGAGGTCGCTCGTCTCCGGGTAGATCTTGATATCGAGCTCGTCGACCTGGGTGCCAATCACGATCTTGGTCTTCGAACGTTCGAATTTTGGCCCCGACGTGAACAGGTACCCATTGGCGACGATCGGCGTCAAGGCTGCCGAATAACGTAGGATCGTCGCGCCGCCGACGAGGGTGAAGGTGTAAAGGTCGGCCATAATGAATTGTTCGCCGCTGTTGAGCAGCGCAATCAGGGCGGGGGAAGCGGGCTTCACGAACGCACCGAGATGAACGTAAGCTTTTTCAGCTGCCACAGTTGAAACATGAAATTCTCGAAAGCATAGCTGTCGTCGATGAATCGGCATCGAAAGTAATAGCTGTAGTCGGCGGTGATTATTAGCCCGGAGCTCGGCGCCGTGCTGAACGTCACCAATCCGGTGTTAGGATCTACGCTGTAGTTTCCCGGGTGTTGTGTGATACCGTCGAGGTAGACCGCACTGACGACGTTAGGCGCTAAGATCGGTTCTAGAAAGCCGCCGCCGGGCAGCGTTGCGCCCATCGCCCGCTGCAGTTGGAAGACGGTCGTACTGGCATTGCCGACGCCGATCTGCTGCCCGGTGACCTGATCATCGCTCGGGTCTCGAAACAGGAACGTGCCAAAGGCGCCCTGGCAGAGCATGAAGAACCCCATCAGGGTCCGCAGTTCGTCGTAGCCGGCTGCCGGGTTGTCGCGCAGTAGATCAAAGACCAGCGTAAACTGCCAAAGCGGGTAGGGATAATCGAGCGCTCGCAATTCCCGCCCGGACACCGCTCGCTGGATTCGGGTCTGAAAGGTCGGCGTCTTGATTACGCTCCAGGCGAGACCGGGCAGCGACGGGAAAACTCCGATGTCCGCCATCAGCTCGTCCGCAGCATCGATCCGTTGCGCATAGCGTTGTTGATCGCCGCAACGAGCGCACCGCCGTTGCTGCGAAAAAACCGCGCCACGTCCTGACTATCCATCGCTGAGACGCCAAAATTGACGACAACGGGTGCACCGCCGCCGCTGGCATTGGCGCCGCTAGGCGCGGCAATCAAGTTCTGCAGACCCTGGGAGATATTCGCAGGCAGCACCATCTCGTTGCTGTGCAGCTGCGCGAGCACACCTCCCGGCCCAAGGCTTGGCACGGCCCACCCGCCCTGCGCGCTCGGCACAATGCCTCCATGCTCAAAGCCGAACAGAGTGCCGATCCCTTTGAAGAGGCTGCCAAGAATACCCCCGGAGGCGAACAAGCTGCCGAGTCCCAAGCTGTCGGCGATGCCGCCGCCCAGCGCTTGCTCGCCAGCGCCGGTGAGACCTCCCGAGAAGTTCTGATCTCCGCCGCCCCCGAGAAGACTGGCGCCGAAGAGACTACCAATTTCCCCAAAGACCCCCTTCACCGCTGAGTTGACGAACTCGGCGATGATCGATTGTGCCAGGTTGGCGAGCGCCTTCTGCACCGTCGTCGTGCCCAGGATGATGCCGGTGACCGAGGTGTCGATCGCGCGTTCGACCGGGGCAACCAAATCGTCCCAGGCCTTCTTGTTTGCTTCTGCCAGTTTGGTATCAAGCGCTTGAACTTCGCCGACATATTTCTCGTAGGCGAGCTCCTGCTCCTCGATTAGCTTTTGCTGGGCCCGGACATCGTCTTGTGCCGCGTCGAGCTTCGTCGCGTAATAGGCCTGGTCGTAAGACCATTTGAGATCGAGGAGATCTTGCTCCTGCCGGGCCTGTTCCGTCGCCGAAATTTGGCCGAGCGCGGCCTCGTTACCGATCGCCGCCTTGTAGTTGGCAAATTTCGCGTCGGCGACCTTCTGATCGGCGTTGAGCTGGTCGAGCTGATCGCGTTCGCCTT